AGCATCTACACTTGTCTTTGAACTTATCATTGCAGCAACTATACTGCCACCAACCATAACATCTGCTGTGATATACAGTTCATTACCAGAAACCAATCTAAGTGATCCTGATCCTGAACCTGCTGCATCAGACATACTACCACCAGCCCCAATACGCATGTCTGATTCACATAATATGTTGGATTCTCCTTTCGTCACATGATTATACTTACCGCCAACGTATAAATTATAATCCCCATCTATTTTTTCAATTTTATCACCTTTAACATTTACTATCGAATCACCTTCAATAGTAACACTACAGTGACCTTGGATGAGAATATTCTTATCAAAAACAGTTATCTCATATCCATCACCATACACTTTATGAACTTCATCACCATTTGGATGCATTTCAATGAAAGTACCACTTCTATGTTGTAACCTAACACGTTCTCTTTCAGGAGTATCGTCTATCTCGAAAACATGACCAGATTCGGATTGTGTTATATTATTATACGGATATTGAGGTGGTGAATCTTCATTAGCTGCTGACTCTGGTTCAATCCAACCAGAACCAATGTCACGATCTTTTAACTTGGATTTCCACTCTCTCCCATCAGGGTATGTACTTTTAGCCATTATTAAGGTCCATTTGAGGTTATCAATCCTTGGTCATACGAACCCCAAGAATCGTTTATCCAGTTATCGATTTCCCCCCCAACATCTGATGACGACATAGAAGAACTTGGGGAAAGAAAAACATCTATTGCCTGGATCGGTGATGATGCGATATCTAAAGCCTGACCAGCAACATCTATAGATGCCTCTGTGATGCCCCTCAGACCCTCTAAAACCTCTTCAACCTCTGTTCCCTCTATCGACCCCTGTATGTTAACTAAATCGTCTAGAGGGGCTGTTATCGATCCTATGAGGGTGCCTGTACAACTTCTTATGAAAACCAAAGTCTTCTCTGGTAAACTAAGGATATAATCAAGCATCTGTCTTGCCTTGGCGACAACATCAAGAATTGTATTTTTAACTTCCTGAATTTCAGACATAATCATACCTAACTTTTTAATACCAGCCTGAACTTCTTGGGCAAACCTAATAACAACTCTAGAAATGCCACTTGGATCAGCACCTAGAGAATTGGTAATAGATTTAATGAAATTTCTTAGAGCCTCTATTATCGTACCAAAAGCTAATTTAACATACCCCATTAACTGGGAAACTTCTGCTGAAACATCACACACATGAGAGCGATCTTTATTGTTCTTATCAACAATAGTACCTTCCATAACCCCTCTACTTAATCTAGGAGTTGTTGGTTCATCAGCTTTTCTCCCTACAACATTTTTAGGTGGTTGAGGGGTTGTTGGGGTTGTTATGATAGATGCTTTAGTTTCAACACCAGAATATATCGAAAGGACTACAGGAATTTGAGCATTAGGACCATCCTGAAAGTACCCCATAACCCAATCACCTTCTCTTGGACCAGATGTTGTTTTTCCACCATTAGAAGATATAGCAACTTGTGCCCAAGGAAGACTTTCTGTTGATACTTTTGATTTATCTGGTTGACCATCATCAAGGAATGGATGGATTCCGAATATGCGAACACGAACACACCCCAATTTAAGAGGGTCCATTCGGTCTTCAACAATTCCAGACCACCATATAAAGCTATTTCCGTAAAAATCGTTTTTTATCATATCAACTATTTATTAGTAGAATCTGTAGCAACTTCTATGATTGTTTCATGTCTATCAAAACGTACTGTATGTCGTGTTCCTAGAATTATATAATTACCACTCATCGAAGCGTCTACAGGTTCTCTTGATCCATCATTTGAAGTATAGTTTGGGAGAAGAATATTAACAATTTTACCTGTACATAGATAAAAATTTCCTGGTAATACAATCTGTATTCTTCTTTGCATTAGTGCATAAAATATAGATTTTCTTTGGAATATATAATCTTGTGTATTATCTATCTTACTTGATAATTCTGTATTATTCCCTTTAATGTATTGATTCGTAGTTCGTGGCTCTGCATAAGGATAAACAACAATCCTAGAATCATATTGATTAGAATCTTTTGTTGTTGGTAATATAGGATTCTTATTAGGATGATCCATCTTACTAAACACTTTATCGATATAATCTATATTTGTAGTCCTATTTGTTCTTGTTAATGTATCAAATCCTGAAAACTTCCCCGCATACACACCATTTGTAGTATTATCAGCAACATGAAAAGATGATATAACCTTAAATCTTCTTGCCCCAACCATTTCACTCATAATATCATTATCTATACTCTTGGGGTTGAAATTGATATCCGCAGTAGCAGGTGAACTCATAAGTGATCCAAGAGATACAAAGCTATACCCAAACTGTGTTTCATAGAATACGAAGTCTGGTAAAGTCTTACTAACAGCCCTTTTTGAAATCCACTCTATCGAGTCAAAAGGTGTTAAAACAGGAACAATAATATCAACGATCCCTTTCGACTGTGTTATACTTTGGATACCAGCCTTCCCATCTTTGGGGGTTGTAGGAGAAATCTTAAGCTCTTTTGTGAGTATATTCTTTACAAAATCAGAATATAGGCCAGAGTAACTTTGAGAAATCTTCTTCTGCTCTGATAAGATGTATTCATCAGACACAAAATGAAGAATAAAGGTTTTGGTTGTGAAATTGTTGTTTGATATATTAGATATTTTATATATCCTAAACATCTTCTCAAACCCAAAGTAGCTTGGATTGTCTTCACCTTTATCAATAGATATTTTAATATACTCACCACCATCAATATTAAGATTATCTATAATATTGTTAGAGTCTTTTACCATAACATTCCCAGACATACATGGGGTGAACATGTTATCAAATATATTAAGTTCCTCGAATACCATTGTAATATCAAATGAGCCTTTACTTGTTAAAAGATAAAGCTCATTGACACTAAATTGGACAGTCTGTGTTAGTCCTTGATCACCCATTATATTTTTCTCGTATTAAATATATCTTTAAGTTGAGTCTCTAGTGTTGGTATAAACTCTTTCCTGAAAAGTTTTATATTTCTTTTCCTATCATTTAAGAAAATCTCATAATCATAATATGTTTTTGTTACTTTTGATATTGTTATAATTATAAGTGTACCATCCCCAAGAAGAGTTTCATTCGTCTCTTCTATAAGATCATTGTAAGAGTCAATATCAATTTGTGTTTCTGTTAATGTTTCAGCATTATTAAGTGATGGAATGATTATTCTCTCAATTTTATAGTAGGAATGGATATTAGATAATGCCCATTCTAAACCATTTTTTACACTCTCTGTTGCGTACTTCTCATTTATATACTTTGAAAGAGAACTCTGAGGTAAAGGCCAATCTGATTCAACATCAATAATATCATTAGCAAGAAGAACCATCCAGTGTCTCTCTGGAGAGTCATAAATCTTAGATGCTATGATTTCTGGAGTATCACCTTCTCTGATATCGTAATTCGTATACAATAATGCGTTATCTTTAACCTGTTTTTCGACAGCAAATCTGACTAGCAAATTCGTTACAATATCAGAATCAATCCCCGATGAGAGATTATATTGTGTTAAAGGAAATCTGGAAAAATATTTTGCCATTATCGAACAACCCCTCTTGTCTGGTCAAAATTAGCTTTAGTTAGGTACTCTGTCTCTCTGAAACTTAATGTCATTCTAATAGAAACTGGCATACCTGTTGCACCTAAACTTGGTTTTGGTTGTCCAGGAACCTCGTATGCTGCGAACCCGTTAGGCGCATAATCAAGATCAATATTCTCAAGAACACAAGTTGATATTGGTGGAATATTTGGATTTATACTACCATTATAGTAAAATTTTATATCAAATTCTGAAGGTGGAACAAGGAAAAAACCATTACTCTCTTTTACTATCTCAGGTGCATGATGAAATCGCAACCTCTCAAGGATAAGCTGTACTTCTCTAGCTTCTTTCTCACTTCTTGGATGAAAAAAGAAATCAAAACGGAAATTTCTTAGATCAGGAGAAGAATATATAACTTCAAGCATTGGATTCTGGACAACCCCCAATAAAGATGTGAATAGTACATTAGAAAATGCATCTCCAGATTGATTCTTCAGATAATTAACAAGAAATGGTGATAAGTTTCCTGCGATATTAGTTAAATTATCTCCTGTACCACCAGAACTCTTAAATGCTTCAACCCCACTTTCTCCTGCTGCTAAAAGGGTTGCTGGTAATCCCTGTGTTGATAATGTATCATATCTTTGTGTATAACTAAATCCTAATGTATCAGGCATATATAAAGCTATAGTATCTTTAGTTCTTACTATAGTTCTTGCCATCTTTTTTGAAAAATTATTTAAATTGAGGTTACCTTGTTTGTCATAACTATAATTTGGAACATATTTATCAACAAGTCCTTGAATTGCTCCAACAGAAGACGATATATCAACGCCAGCTTGAGTATTATTCTTCAGACGATTCTGGAAGATTGTAGGGTCTTCTCCTGCTTCATTACCAGTATACTCTTGGGCTGTCATCTTTTGTTGATTTATATGTATAACCATATAATGACCTTTATCTACAGCCCCAACATCTGAAGGGAACTTTAGTATCTGGTATCCATACTTATCTTCCTTACCTGCTAAAAGATCAGATGGTCCACCTGTGCGTGAATCATTATTAAAAATAATATCTGCAAATGAAAATAGCGACATTTATATTACCTATTTAATTGTTTATGTATATATATTTATATGGCATTTGGAAATAACTTTCACAAGGGTATATTCACCCCCACAAATCATCATAAATACAAGGGAGACTCTAGTAATATTATATATCGCTCATCTTGGGAATTGAAGTTAATGAACTATTTAGACAACAACCCCAATGTTATATGGTGGGCATCTGAAGAAATGCCTATAAAATATATAAGTCCTGTTGATGATAAGATACATAGATATTATCCAGATTTCATCGCAAAAATGAAAAAGCGAGATGGATCAGAGGTTGTTTATATGATCGAAGTTAAGCCATATAAACAAACACTCCAGCCTGTAAAGAGAAGAAAAACAAAAAGATATATCAATGAATGTGTAACATACACAATCAACCAAGCTAAATGGAGAGCAGCAGATTTATTTTGTAAGGAAAATAATATGGTGTTCAGGATAATAACTGAAAAAGAATTGGGGATTAAACACTAACAATGGCTCAAAAAAGACTTGTAGATAGAATAAAGGATGACTTAGCTAAAGAAGGTCTTGTCGCTCGAACAACTGCTGCTAGAAAATGGTTACAACAGAAGGTTCGTGATATCAAGCTTCCTGGGGCTGCTAAGGAAGGTTTTGTGAATTTATCTAATAAATCTAGATCAAGGATAACTCCAGCTTATTATATCGGTAGGATGTTTTTCTATTTTTATGACCCTAAAACTAAAGATAAATTGCCGTATTATGATGTTTTTCCTTTAGTGATTCCTATAAGTCCATATAAAGATGGATTTCTAGGGCTAAATTTACATTACATTCATCCAAGACATAGAATCGTTCTACTTGATAAGCTTTCTGGTATAATGAATAACAATAGGTACGACGAAACAACAAGATTGAGTATAAGCTATGGTTATCTTAAATCATACTCCAGAGCATACGAAGCAACACCTTGTATTAAGAGATACCTATACAGTCATATCACGTCAAGGTTTCTTGAAGTAACTGCTGATGAGTGGGATATCTGTGCGTTGTTACCATTTGAGGATTTTAAAAAGAACTCTAAACAGCAAGTTTGGAATAAATCACAAAAAAAGTATAGGAAATAATAATGACGTTTCTACCACAAGCATTTCTTTCTAATATTAACTCGAAAGATGGTCTAGCTAAACCTTCAAGATTTCAGGTGCTGTTACCTATCCCACAGTATATCAATTCTTTTATTGAGCAATCTCTAATTGAACAATTGATAAACCTACCGGGGAATCTTATAAGCGATGTTACAAGCTATTTGAGAGGAAGAAATGAAGCAGATATTCAGTCGAACAGTACAAACACATCAGTAACAAGATATCTATCCCTTCAGTGTGAGGCAACAGAATTACCGGGAAGAAGTATGCAAACTGCTGATGTGAAGATATATGGACCCATATTCAAAGTTCCATATCAAACTCAATATCAAGACATCAACTTAACCTTTATATGTACAAACGAGTTCTTCGAAAGGAAGTTATTCGACAGATGGCTCGAAGCAATTATGCCAAATGATACTAATAATCTGAGATTTGCTAAAGGAAAAGAAACAAGATACCTAACAAATATTAAAATTATTCAGTATGATGATTTCGTCAGACAAATTTATGCTGTTGAGTTAATAGATGCATACCCTATTGGAATAGCATCTCAACAACTATCGTGGGGGGAAGAGAATTTTCATAGACTTACTGTGCAGTTTACCTTCCAGAAATATAAAACTATATACAGTGGTAACTACAATCTTACAGAGTTTGTTCTTGAAGTTTTTGGAGCACAAGCCTCTAGATGGATTGATAGCACAACAGGAAAGCTTGTATCACCTGTTGGTAAATTATTCAACAAATACTTCTAAAGGAAATTAATACTATGGCATT